GTGTTCCTTCCGTATCAAAAAAACGGCCTCCTTTGGCTAAATTGCAGTTTTGGCACAATTGCCTCAAATTCCACAATTCATCGCCTCCACCTAAACGCTTTGGAATCACATGATCTATGTGCATTGGGCCTTCACTCTGAGCGCATTGCTGACAACACCCATCACGCTTCAACACTAGCTCTCTGATTTTACGCCATTGCCTTGAGCTGCCACCTTTCCAGCCGCTAGACATCAATGCCACCCATGCTTCTTCCAATGTGCCAATGCACCATCGCAAATCTTTCCAAAGTATCTGTGATTTATATAGCGAATACTCCAGTCAATCATGCGATACCCATCAAGGTTGCGATACTTCGTGTTGCGCATTTGACCCAAGCCAAAGTGATTGCCATTGGGGTTGATAGCTTCTACTCGCCAATTGCTTTCCTTTGTGATCAATGTGTTAAAGCATTGAAACTCTTTGTAATTAACAATCCTTGAATGTGCATATAGTTTAAGAGAATCAATTGATGTAGTTTGTTTAACATCTTTTGTTGCATGTGCCGGTGTAATGCCAATTACACATAGCACGCCCCAAATCATCAAACAGCGGCTGCGAGCTATCCGGCTTACCGGCTCTCCACCTCTGGTTGATGGTAGTAATGCTGTCAAATACCGAGCGTAATCTTGGGCGATTCCAACAGGTTTCGCACACCTGTGCATAACACCTGTGGATAACTTTGTCATTGGCTTAATTCCTTGATTCGAGCATCATCAACAATCTTAATGCCAAATGTGCCACATCCCATGCATTGAGCAAACCATTCATGCTGTGTTAATTCATTACCTTTTTTTAATCCAAAGCGTTGCTTAGGCTTTCCATAAAGCTTCTCGCAAATGGCGCAATCAAATAGCAGGATGTGCATAGTTGCTCCTTATCAATGTCTCAATGGGTTGCAAATTGACCTGTGGCACAGTCCAATTGTTTTGGCTGGTGTTTTTATATCGCGGCTTCTTGGCCACAGCTACGGGCATCCAGCCCACAATGTGCATCTTAGGTGCGTTGCCTGTAACTAACACCGCAATGTCACGATCTTCTCGGTCGCTTTCCTGAATCCACAAATTGCTGTTGGGATTAGCTGACCATTTGACTTCAATGTGTTCGCCCACATCGGCCTTTGATTTATCCCATGTGATGCCAGGTTGATAGTCATAACCTAATCGCTTGGCCACCACCATTTCAGCCAGCATTGACTCGCCCATTTGTGCCACATATTCAAACCATGACAGGTTTTTAACAATGCGTGAGCTGTGGTTGGCTGATCTGTCATGGCAATGTGATATGGCTGCAATCATGCATTGCACCTCCTCAATGCGATCTATCATCGGCAATCTCCACAAAACCAAATGATTTTCTCGGTGCGGTCATAGCCTTTTTGGTAGCCAAAACTATCGAATTTGACCAGCCTTGAGCATTTGTCGCATTGCTCTACTTTGTATTCTGCAATAATTACGCCATCTTCCATAAGTGTGCAGGTCATAGTTCTTGGATTGATTATCTCAATTGGGCCGCTCATGGTCACACCTGTGGCTTAAAAGTGCCATCGCTGGTGAGCACATACCATTGAGGTTTGCATTGCTTTTCTTTTGCTTTCTCGCTGCAAAAGTATCCAGCCCAAGCTTTAGGTGCATCGGGTTTGCTTTGGTTCCATCGCATTGATCCATGTGAGCACATTGGCACGCCATTGACCGCCCATCCAATTTCATCAGCTGCTTCAGCTTCTTCTCTGGTCTTATAGCTTGGCACCTCGCCAAATTTAGTGGTCCAGTAATCATGGTCAGCAACTGGTGTTTCAGTCTTAACCGATGCCATAACCTCTTTTGTGGCCTTCTCCGTGCCACCCATAACCAAAGCCATCACGCGCATCAAAGCTGACGTGCAGGTGTCCTCAACCATCCAACGCCTCATTTTGTCGCTATAAGCTGCAAGAAAGCCATGTGCATAATCAATGCCAGCAGGATCAATCTCTGTCTGATTTCGCCATGCTTTAGCTTGTACCAGCACATAACCTTTTTCAGCATTAAATTCAACAATGTGTGTCTCAAGCCGGCCTTGCGGATATGTGGCAATCCAGCGATCTGTGCGCTCTTTGTTGCCTTCGTAGTTATCCATGAACGCCATTAGCGCACCGCCTGACCTGATGCATGGCGGCCAACGGCCTTGCCTCGCTGATAGCCATCTTTGTGGCCTTCTTTGTATCCAACCGCATAGCTGCAAATGGCCCACAAAATGCAAGCAATCACCATAAATATAAAAACACCAATTTCACCTGATGTCATTTTTTTGCTCCCGTTTCTGGGAGCCGTGTCTAAGCTCCCAAATACAGAGTGACAGGCACAGCCGACAAATTCAAGAATCACGCGTGAATTGTGGCGTGTCGCTACTTCTTTAGAGCTATCTCTAGCAGTAGTTGATCCAAACGGCTTTCAATTCTGCTCACTTGATCCTTGAGAGAATTGCCGCCATTCGGTTGCAGCTCCCGCATGATCGATTTCACCATGAATCTCATTGACGAATAGATGGCAGTCAGCACCGCAAGGACAAGCCCACCAACCGCCGTCCATTCGCCTACACTCACTTTTTTAAACCGAGATCATCTTTAGGATTGGCCCAACGCGCAAGCATTGGTACTAGTCCAGCAACCAATCCCATTGCCAAATCCTTTGGGTTTTGATTACCAGTTATCCACACAGCTAACATGCCAGCAACAGAGCTACGCGCCCAAGATGCCAACAGAGCTTTTGCTTTATCCATTATTTTTCTCCTTTTGGTCGGTCGGGCAAATCACCCGAAAACGCGCCATAAGTTGGTCGGCCATAACCGACAACAAATGACCTTGCTCCCAAAGTTCTTGATTTCACCATGACCTCGCCGCCATTGCGCTGATCCCCGGCACCTGATGTGTTGCCTTCAATTGTCACAATTTGTTTGTCTGATACCCGAATAACCAAGCCAATGTGATTGATGATTGTCTCGTCATCAATAACAAAATCGAAAAACACAAAATCACCAATTTTTGGCTCGGTGTGCCATTGTCTCATTTTCTTAAAAGCATCAGCTCCAACGCGGGTGCTAACGACATTTGGCACATCAACACCAGCTTGATCCGCGCACCAGTTGAGAAATGACCCACACCATGGCAGCTTGTCGGCTTTCATGTGCTTGCCGTATTTAGTCTCATTGTTGCCTGTTTCAGCTACGCCCACCTCAGCGAGCGCAACCTGAATCAAACGCGGCAATGTGCCTTGTGGAAAATTATTCAATTCTTTTTACCGGCTCTGGAACAATCCATTGACATTTTTGCTCATCAAATCCAATGGCATCCGATGGCTCTGAAGCAATAAATGCATCTCTGCCTTCATCATAGGTATAACCAATTCCAGCATAATTAAATCTTGTGTTGCTATTGTAGCTTGTACGCTTGCAGGTTTGTCCTCTAAAATTGCCATACCAAGTTTCCGGATCTAAACCTTCAATCGTTTCAGTTTCATCAATGCCAACAATGACTTCTGTGACAATGTTGTTTTTATCCAAGAATGCGTAATGTGCCATTATGCCCAGCTCACATTCCCGGTGCCAGCCGTGATTGTGGCGCGTTTGTATCCACCACTCGCTGCACTTTCTGTTCCGGTTAAACCTGCACCAAATGTAATTGTTTTAGTGTCTAGGTAACGTAATATGACAACACCTGAGCCGCCTGATCCAGATGAGCCACCGCCAGAGTTTCCAGTTCCACCGCCGCCTGATCCTGTATTAACTGTTCCGTTAGTTGCATATCCACCTGATCCAGTTCCTTGGCCACCGCCGCCTGTGCCACCAGCAATGTTTGCACCATTTGAAGCACCGCCACCGCCGCCAGCATAAGTCACAGATGAACCGGTGATTGATGTTGCAACACCATTACCGCCTGTGCCTTGAGCCGCACCATTTCCTACTTGACCTGCTCCACCACCGCCGCCAGCTCTATATGGAGCGTTATTATCACCAGAGCCACCTGCATAACCTTGATTTGCAGTACCTGCACCGCCTGTTCCGTTAGCAAAACTACCGCCGCCGCCTGAACCGCCTGTTGCTCCTGCGTTTGCAGAACCTCCACCATTACCGCCACCACCGCCAGTTGCTGTAATAGTTGAAAATACTGAGTTTGAACCACTACTTCCTAATCCTGAAGCAGCACTTGGATCTAATGCAGCACCAGCACCACCCGCGCCGATAGTAACTGTGTAATTCGTAGATGGACTTAGTTGCAATGCGGTTTCTAAAGATCCGCCACCGCCAGTTGCTGTAACAGTGCAGCGAAAACCACCTGCTCCACCACCACCTGAGTTGTTGGCAAAACCACCTGCTGCACCACCTGCGACAACCAAATAATCGACATTAAAAGTCCTTGGATGATTCTGACTTGCAACAATGCCAAGAAAAGGTGTCATGCAAGATCTCCAACAATTGTAAAGACATTAGAAGCTGTGCAAATAATAGTTGCAGCAGAGTAACGCGCTCTTAAAATTGGAGCCGATGCACTCGCACCTGTTGATGTAATTGTGACACCAGCACCTTGAGCAAATGTAGTTAAACCAACGCCAATAGATTGCACATTTATCGTGTTGCCAACCGCAAACACTGATGGCGGCACTGTAACTGTTACAGCTGAAGCATTTGATGTTGTAACTAATTTGTTTGCTGCGTCAATTAAAACCAATGTATAAGTCGTGCCAGTCTGAGCATTAAATGCAAGAGTTGAGTCATCTTGCTCAATCCATGCAAAATCCATGTTTGTGTTAGATGCTTTTGATAATACTTGACCAGTTGTGCCGCCCAGTAAATCTTGCATTGAAGTATCAACGCCTTGGCCAAAGATATTAAAATCAGCTGGTAAGTCGGTAACAAGATCGGTTGCGGTCGGCATGACCCAGCCGAAATAGGTTGTTGGATTAGCCATTTTTTCTCCTTACGCCACAATCGTGGCATTGATCCAATCCAGAGTTGGATTGACTGTGTTCCATTGTTCTACCA